GGCTTCAAAGTTGGCAGACCTTGCAGATAAGGAATTGAAGAGTAAAGATGTTCCCAAGGCCACAATGAACAGAGGTACTAAAAAAATGGTAGAGGCTAAAGGATTGGAGTGGGTTAGTCAGTATAGTGTTATTCTTGGCAGCATTCCACCCAAACCTCACATGAAAAGGCCATACCCTTCAAGGAGTAGTGTCCACCAGGTTGCATCTGCTCGCACATTTGCAAAGGCAATGCTATTACTGGCCAAAGAAAGTGAGGAAATAATAAAAGAAGTGACTCCAAATATTTATGCGGAGCAATTTGAATTATTCAAAAGGGTTCCAAAAGAATGGAGGTTTGCAAATTTATTTACATCATCAATTAGCAATTTTAACATCTCAGCGCCATACCACAGGGATACAGCAAATATCAAGGGGGCTGTGAATGTGATTATCACGAAAAGAAAAAATAGCAAAGGCGGAAACCTGCACATCCCAGACCACGGAGCAACAATAGACCAATGCGATAACTCAATATTGGTTTACCCGGCTTGGAGGAATGTTCATGGCGTAACACCGATTGAGCCTACATACGAGGATGGATACCGTAACAGTTTGGTGTTTTATGGGCTGAACGCTTTTCTTGACCTTTGAATACAGAAAACAACACAAAAACAAAAAAAGGGCAATCGTGAAATCTGATTTAGTGAAGAAGTCTTTATTGGAGGCGCTTGAGAAAAACTTGGGAGTAGTTACTGCCGCTTGTAAGCAAGTTGGGGTCAACAGAGCCACTTACTACAAGTACATAAATTCAGATCCTGAGTTTGCCGCAGCTGTGAAAGATATTGACAACATTACATTGGATTTTGCGGAATCTCAACTATACAAGCAGATTAAAAATGGCAACATCACGGCAACAATCTTCTTCCTCAAGACAAAGGGCAAAAAAAGAGGATATGTCGAGCGGCAAGAAATTACAGGAAAAGACGGACAAGCCATCAACCAAACGCAAAAAGCCGACTACTCAAAACTCTCCGTCAAAGAACTTGAACAACTTTATCGACTTATCGACAAAGCGTCAACTGAGGATTGAGTTAGCACGAAAAAGTTTCAAGTATTTCATTAAGTCAACTATGCCAGAATATCAGTTCTCCTGGCACAATCAATTACTCATTGACAAGCTCGAAGCCTTCGCACGCAAAGAAATAAAGAGGCTGATGGTGTTCATGCCTCCGCGACACGGCAAATCTCAACTTGTAAGCCGCCATCTCCCAGCCTACCTTTTCGGTCAAAACCCAGACGCGCGCGTGATTGTCTGCTCATATTCGGCTGACCTTGCGAGCTCGATGAACCGAGACGTTCAGCGCATAGTCGATTCTGATCATTACCGGGACATATACCCTGAGGCGCAAATCAACTCTAAGAATGTGGTTACAACCCAAAGCTATCTGAGGAACTCCACAATTTTTGAGATTATAGGTCGAAAAGGTTACTATGTCAGCGCTGGTGTCGGTGGCCCAATCACAGGTAAGGGCGCAGACTTTGCCATCATTGATGACCCTGTGAAGAATGCAGAGGAGGCTAACAGCCCGACCATTCGCTCGAAGCATTGGGAATGGTACACATCAACCTTCTACACGCGACTTGAGAAAGAGGGCTCCATTCTCATCACACTCACACGATGGAACGAGGATGACCTTGCTGGGCGATTGCTGAAGCTCCAGGAGCAGAGCCCGGAAGCTGACCGGTGGGAGATAGTCACCTTTCCAGCTATCAAGGAAAACGATGACAACGCTGACGATCCGCGCCAAGTTGGTGAGGCGCTTTGGCCTTTCAAGTACCCGGTCGATAAGTTGAACGCCATCAAGGCCTCGGTCGGTTCGCGCGTATGGGCATCACTCTACCAACAGCGGCCAGCGCCTGAGGAAGGCGGACTCATCAAAAAAGACTGGTTCGCTCGCTACCATCCTGAGCAACTGCCTCCCAACCCTGTCGTGAATTTCTACCTCGATACCGCGTACACCGAAAAGCAAAACAACGACCCGACTGCAATCATCGCCTACACCATACACCAGCAAAAGCTCTACATCTTGCGCTGCTCGGCTGTCAGAAAAGAATTTCCGGAACTTATACCCTACATCATAGCGTTCGCAAACGAGAACGGATACACGACTCGCTCGCGCATAGTCATTGAGCCAAAAGCCTCGGGGCTTTCCGTCATCCAAACTTTGAAAAAAGAAACAGGCCTCAACGTGATTGCAGACAAACCACCTAAGGACTCAAAGATTACGAGAGTGAACGCAGTCAGCGCCATCATCGAGGCTGGCCGCGTTTTGTTGCCCGAGGCTGGTGGATGGGTGGATGGTTTCATTTCCGAATGTACAGTGTTCCCAAATGGGGCGCATGATGACCAGGTAGATTGCCTTGTCGGCGCTATAAATCAGTCCTTTAAGCCGCGAAGTATCGCACAAATGATATAAATCCCCTAATTTTGCATAAATTACAGCCACAATGGTGACAATCGAACAGGGAATACAGGCATTGCAGGATACGGTCAAGTTTGACCTCCGCCATCCGCACTATAACGACACGGTTGAGCTGTCTGAGTTCTTATACAAGCTGGTCTCAGGTAAGGGGCAAGAGGAACTCATCACGCACTACAAGATGCGCGAGACCGACGAGCAGAAAGCGCAACGCGTCCATCTGACTCGCACGATGACCAAGTATGCCTCCCAACAGATAATGAATTTCTTCGGCCGGGTTCGTCGCTCAGACAACCGCAAGAAAACCGTCAAGCACGACAACGAGCAGTCCCTTGAGCTCATCCAAGCGCAAGAGATGAATTTCCACGCTGGCCAGTCGCTTGAAGATTATCTGTTCGCGACGCTGATGAGCCTGACGTTCATGGATCCCAACAGCTTCATCTTATTCGAGCGCAAAGACGAGCGCGGCCCACAAGGCGAGATTGTCAGCACGAAGACCTATCCGGTGATGGTACTGAGTGAACAGGCCTTGAACCACCACTTTGAGGATGGAAACTTGCAATGGATTGTTGTTCGCATGAACCGGCACGATGTGGCCCGAGTGGACGGCTATGAGGGAGAAGAACTTGAACATATTGAAAGGGAAGATTTCTATTTGTACGCGGCAGGATTCACAATAGAACTCAAAGAAATGAGCAGCATGGCCGGAATCGAACTTCAGCCCGGTCAGGAATGGATGGTTGTGGATTCAAAGTTCTCGAACGAAAAGAAGTACTACCTACAAACCATCTACAATCCTGGCACCACCGAGATACCCGTTCATCCCGTCGGTGCTTACTTTTCACAAGAAAACCCAGCCATCTACACCTCCCCACTTGAGCCAGCTCACGAGGTCTTTCACGACCTCATCAACCTCAAGTCTGAGTTCGACTTGACAAAGGCCCTGCACACCTTCTTGCAGAAGATTCAGTACGCGCCGCCTTGCGATTTCGAAAACGAGTTTGGTCATTGCCAGTCTGGCTACATTGCCGGTCAACCTTGCCCGTCATGCAAAGGCACAGGCGTTGAGATTCACAAGACCACTCAGGATGTCATCCTTGTAAAATGGCCAGCATCAAAGGATGAGTGGATACCGCTTGAAGATGTGGCCCACTATGTAGAACTTCCCGAGTGGCTTCCCAAATGGCAGGCCGAGCAGTTGGAAATTCTGCTCAAGCGCATCAGCCTTGCAGTATTCGGCACTGAGGTATTCACAGCCCCATCAGCTGGAGCGCGGACAGCCACGGAAGTGATGATTGAATGGGAGAAGGTATACGACAAGCTGACGCCATTCGCGCACAAGGTAAGCGAGCTTTACCGGGCTGGCATCCGCCACATTGCCGAGTACCTTGAAGTTCGTGAAGGCCTAACAGTTGACCACAAGTTTCCATATGACTTCAAGTTCGAAAGCATTGCCGACCTACTTGTGATGCTTCAAGCTGCCAAAGATTCGGGCGCTTCCTTCGAAGTTCAAGACGAGATTGAGCGACGCATCTTGGAAAAGCAATATGCCAACACTCCTGAGATGATGAGAAGGATTGCCGCCAAGCGAAAGTTCATTCCATTCCGCGGCAAGTCAGTCGAAGAGATTGCCATCATCCTATCGAGCAGGGCGGATGATGACCCTGACAAAGTGCTTTACGAGGGATTTGAGCAAATTTTCACGGAGATTGAGGCCGAG